TAAAAGAACACGTGCAACCGTTTCAAGCATTGCAATATCTAAATCTCTTGCTAACAGTTGAGCATCTAAAATTAATTCTTCAATTTCTAATTCTTCAGCCGCATCTTTTGCTTCATCTATTTCATCGAATATCATTCCGTTTCCAGGATGTAAAGATAAAAAGTGTTGAAGTACTTGGTTGGTTCTATCTACAGTTAGGAAACCATCTTCAAAAACAATAGGCTCCATAATAGCATTACCGTCTTGCTCTTCCTCAAAAGGGCTCTTTTGGTTTCTTGCATAACGAAGAGGTTTGTTTACTCCTGACTCTTCGTCAAAATAAAGTAATGGGGATCTTTTGTTGTGGTGTGAATTTAACATGAAGCACAATGGTGCTACATCTCTCTTAAGTTTATACTGCTTAGTAACAGTGGTTTTTGGTTTTTTCATTTTATTGTAATTTAATTAAAGTTAAAAAAAAGGGGAGGAGGTTAATCCTCCCCTAAATTAGTGTTACTTATTAATCTCTAAATAAGAAGAAGTTGTTTGCACCTAAAGTACATACAGCTCTTTCAGATAAGAAGTTAACTGTCATTGCATCAAGATCAGAAGTTCTTGCGCCACCAGCTGAACCAGTGATCCAAGTTTTGTAACGTCTGTCTTCAGTCTCAGAAGCTCTGTAACGAACATGTAAGAATGGTCTCTTAGCGTTCTTACCTAAGATTTGGTCATATACAGTTGTAGAACCAGCTGGAACCATAAGTCCATTGATTGCTCCACCTGTTAAACCACCTCTCATAGTAGGATCGTTTAAGTATTTCCAGTCTGACTTGTAGAAGTCATAACCTCTTCGGAATCCTGTGAATCCTAAGTTAAGAGCCATTTCTTCGTCATTGTCAAATAAACCATATGAAGTACCACCAGCTCCGTAAGAGTTTTGAGCAGCTAACATATCGTCAATATCAAATGAGAATTGTCTATTACAGAAAATAACATTTTCCTCGATAGCGCCTTGCTTGTCAAGTCTTTGGATTACTGAATCGAAACCTGCAAGAGCAACTGGGTTACCACCACTCCATACATTTCCTCTTGTATTTACTACATGGAAAACTCCTTCAGAACCTTTGTTTCCTACTGGAGCTGCTGCTGCTGCTGCACCAGAACCTACCGCTGCAGGAACCGCTTCAACCATTGCAGTCTCAAGATAGTCTTCAAAACGAAGTCTTGTTTCGTGCTCAGATTTTAGGTACCATAAGTATCCTGTACCACCATTCTCAGTAGAAATTTCTACCCATCCAATTTGAGCCATGTCAGAACCGCTTACCTCGTAAGTGTCTTTAATGATAATTGGAGAGTTTTCAAATATTAAGTCTTGAGCTTCTAAAGATCCTTGCATTCCTACTTGACCTTTTGCAAACTCAGAACCATAAATAAATATACTACAGTTTGTAGCTGCTGCCATTGCTTGACCACCTGCTTCATAGTAAGCTACAGTTACTGTATATGGAGCTACGTTTGAAACAGCTGTTACAATAGCTTTATTACTTAGTACAGAAGCTGCAGTCTCATCAGAAATCATTACAGTTTGACCTACTCTGATTGCTGAAAAACCTCCTGTTGGTTGTGATGAAGCTGGAGCTGCTGGGTTAACTTGAGCTGTTGGAATAGTCCAAGTTGCTACGTTAGCCGCTGCTGCTGCTGCAGATGTACATGCTGTATACTTAGTGTGTAACCTTCCTTGCTCAGCCCATTTAATAAGGTCAGAGTTAGAAGGCATTTCAGCACCAACCATTCTTAAGAATGATGCTACTGTTCTATTACCATATCTTTCAAATTCTTTCTCATATGTATCTGGAAGATACTGATTTAAGAAATCAAAGTTAGTAATGTAATTTGTTGCCAGGGCAACCTGTTGACTACTTGGTTGTAAGTCAAATCCTGGTGTTGCATTAATTGCCATTTTTGTTTAATTTTTTAATTTATACTTTTTTTATACTTCTTATTTTGAGTCCTTTACCACTACTATTATCACCTACGGTTCTAATCTTCAATCCATCTTTACTGAATGTCTGAGGAGTTTTACGCATGTCCATATTAATGTTTTTAGATTTCTTAGTAACATTATCTACAGCTTCGGTCATCCCCTGATTGTAAAAAAATTCAGCAAATTTGTCGAGATTCATAGCTACCGACATAGCTCTATGATATCCTTGAGCGTCATTCATCAATCCTGACTCTGCATCCATATACTTGTTTACAAAGTTGTTTACATTAGATTGTTTACTTTTTAACTCATCTCTATCACCAGGTTTAAAGTTAAAACTTTTTTCTCCGATATTGAACTCAAAACCTTTGAACTCATCGTTAAAAACCTCATCAGTCTTTGATAAAAAATAGTCATACCTTTTCTTCTGTGCTTCTTTAGCAGTGTTAGATTCCTCTACATAACTTTTATAGCTATTAAATTCTTCCATGTTCTCTTTAGATAAACCCTTCCCACTTGACTCAAGAGGAAGTTTATATTTATCTTTTTGTTCATTTAAAAACTTTTTAGCTTTTACAAGTTCTCTTTTTTTGGCTAATTGCTTTTTCTTAATATCTTTAGCATCATCTAAATCTTCGTCAAACGAAAACTTATCTTCTATAATGTCTGAGATATCACTACTATCCAACCCTTCTTCTGTTGAATTGTAATAAGCTCTTAGCACTTGGTCACCATCCATTTCATCATAGTCCTTTTGTAATTTTACAAAGTCTTCGATTCCACGTCCAGTTTCTTTTTTGTACTTAAAATATGCTGAGACATCTTCAGGTAAATCTTCATTTGATTCTTTCGTTTCAAATAATTGATCTACTGAATCTATGTCTTTATCATATCTGCTTTTAATATATGAAAGAACGTCTGCATCATTTAACTCTGGTGCGGGAGTTTCTTCTTTTACTTCTATTTTTTCTGGCTCTGAATCTTTATTTTCTGTTGATTCAAATTTTTCTTCATGTTCTTTAAGTAGTTTTTCTTCTATTTCTACTTTGGATTTTTCAACCCCTGTCACATCTTTTACTATAATTTTTTGCTCGTCCATTTTATTTAATTTAATTTATACAAAGTTAATACTATTTTTATAGGTTTTTCAAGCTTATCGAGGCTCAAATTCTGCTAAGTCAAAACCATCTAAACTATCCTCATTAGACTCAAAGTTAATCGGGGGAAGGTTTCTTTTTCGTTGTTCAATCATTTTAGATTGCTGTGTATTCCCTTGACTTATACGCTCAGCCTTTGCATCCTCTTTTTGTGTTTCTCTTGCGTCAATTTGTGATTGCTCCATACCTCTTAGTTGCATATTCATATTGAATTCAACTTGCATTAATTGACGTTTAAGGTCTGCTTCATTTTTTTGTTTCTCAATTTCAAAAGCTATCTCTGCTTGTTTGATTTGTATTTTCGCTTGAAGCTCTGCCTGTGTTTGTTGCATTTTAGATTGAGCTGCTTGTTGTTGCAATTGTTGTTGTTGTTGGTTTTGCATTGCCTGCTTCTGCTGCTCTTGAGCTTGTTTTTCTGCAGCACTTTGTTTACGCTTAACCTTTAATAATTGATTAGCCATCTTAAGATTATTAATAGTTCTAATATCAATAGCATCTTCTAAGTCAATACCTTGTTGTTGTAATGCCATTTGTATATTAGCTTCTAATTGAGCCTTTTCTTCTTCATCAGGACTCATCTCTATAAATATTCCAAAGTCATATATATATAGATTTTTTATTTCATCTAAAATATTTAAATTGTATTTACCAATCTGCATTGCAAACTCATCTCTAAAATCTGCATACTGTAATACATCTGCAGTTCTAATAGATAAACATTCTGCTAATGTTTTAGTTATATATAAACTTGCATTTAATATATGTCTTGTTGCTACATTAGAATTTAATGCAGCTAATTTCTGTATACCAACTAAAGAATTTGGATCAGGTGTTGATGCATCACGAGCTTCATTTAATCCTGTAACCTGTCTTATCATATTTAAATAATGATTATAATTACCAATAAGCATTTGCATTTTACTTTGACCACTATTAGATGTTAATTGAGTAATTGGAACTTTAGCATTATTAAACTCACCATCTTGAGTATAACTTCTACCTACCACACTACCTGTTTGGAAGTATAACCTTAAAGCATCTTCAGGATTATAAGCAGCACCTGTGCCTAAGTCTACCTCACTTAATCCATCAGCATCAATAAATACACCGTCTGGAACAACCTTAGAAACAACTTGCTGAATCTTTAAATGTGATATTTGAATTAAGTCTGCAAAAGGAATCATTCTTCTAACTAAAGACTCTAAAGTTCCTTTGTACATTCTTGGAGCACACGCTACATAGTTAGGCATAGCAAATTGATTAGCAGAATTTGGACGCACCATATTCTCCATCATTTCCCATTTTAATATAATATTAGTACCCATAACCATAACCCCCTCATACCAAACATCAATTCTTTTTTCTACTCTTTCAAACTCTCCTTCGTCCATCATTTCTTGTGGAGGATTGAATTGGTCGTCCTTCTCTACTGTTTTAAAAGTTCCTTCTGAAACTTTCTTTTTCTTATAAACAAAACTATTTGTTGTCTTGTAATTAAAATATAGTAAAGTACAAGTATCTCTTGAGAACATACTATTCTCATACATAGCCGCTACGTTATAGTAGTCATACCATGACTGGCTATACTTAGATATTTTCTCCATGTCTTCATTAGTTATATCTGGATCAATCTTAACTAACTCTCCAATTGGAACTGTTTTTATTTCTCCCCAATAAAATGTGTCTTTAAAATATGGGTCCTCTGTGTAACTGTAAACAACATTTGCTGGATCAACATACTCTACTCTAATGCCATCACCAGATTGAAACATATGTTTTGTAATACCTATACCTAAAGTTGTTATATCCATATCAACTCTTTTACGAGTATCTACATAATGGTTTTCTTCAAGCATAGTATTAATAGCAATTTCATTAGCTATCTCTATACCTGGCTTGTAATTAAGTTGCATATATAATTCCATTTCACTATCCGTTTCAGGTAGTGTTTTAGGATCAACATCAAACATAGGTACTTTAAAGTCTTGTTCTATCTGAAGAAATAATGATTTTGAAATTGAGTTTCTCTCTACCATACTTTGAAACTGATTTCTTTTTTCAGCAGACATAGCGTCCATAGCAACGCAGTTTATTTTAAATAATCTGTCTGACATACCATTAACAACTATATCTACAAACTTAGGTATGATAGGAACGGGAGTCCAATCTAAATTTAAATAAGATAAATCTCCATCAACTGCTAATTCATTTTTATATTTAGCAATAGGTTGTTCACCTCTTGCGTACAGTCTTAACCTATGAAATTCTTGCCATTGATTATAAAATCTACACCCTCCTCCATCTTTTCTAAACCACTCATATTGTATAGCTTGACCAACTTGTAACCCAAATTCATCAGTGGCTTTTTTAGCATCACTCGTGAATTGATCTGGGAAGGCTGTTGACTTTATATTTATATTGACT